CATTGATTTTAACCCGTTTTCGTCAATGACTACCTTTAAACCGGCCCTTGTTGGGTGTACTGCAACTTTTATGTTGTTATTGATGCACCATTGAATCGCCTTATAATGACGATCCGTTGGAAACAATAATTTTTTCTTTTTTGCCATATCAAAAAGGAACTTGATCTTTATAAACTTTTAAATTTGACGTCGCCAATTCGATGTCTTTATAAACGCCGCCATTATTAAAATCCGGAGCAATGTCAAATTCGCCAAGTTGTCCATTTTCTTTTCGTTTTACCTTTTCAACATAAATTTTAACAATGTCCGAATCAAATTTTGTTTTTTGACCGATGCAACGATAAACAATTAATCCGTTGTATGCTTTATTAAAAAAATCTGCGGATCCGCTTATGTCATAAAGCGTCGGTTTTTTATAGGATCCATTTTCAGATTCGATTTTTCTTGGATGCGCAATTAAAAATAAATGCGTATTTGTTTGCTGACAAAATTGCGTAATTAGTGACAACGCTTTTCCGATATAAGAATGATCCCTTTGCGCCGAATGATCAAGCATGTTCCAAGGATCAATGACGCAAACATTAATTCCCTTTTGAAATACTAATTCTTTAAAAGCATTTAATATTCCGTTTAACGTTAAATTTTCCAAGTCAATTTTTATCCAATAAAAATGATCTTGAATGAAATCTTTTGTTTGATTTAATTCATCGTTTTTACAATTTGTTTCGTTTAATTTGTTTGCAATTCTTTTAATATGGCCCTCATATGGAAACGACTCCGGAGCAAACATTGCGCAACGCATATCGTAACGCGTCGCCAGGTTGCAACATATTTGATCCATGACGTCCGATTTTCCCGAATTTGGAATTCCACTTACAACGGACCATTGGCCCAATTCCATTTTAAAAAAACTATCGGAATTCGGCAAACCGATCGAGTAATTTTTAACTCCGTTTTCATTATAAGACAAAACATCATTCCAAATATCGCTGACATTCAAAACGCCCTCCATTGGAAAATTTTTGGCTGATTTTAAAACCTCTCTCAACTTTTCTTGACCAAGATTAATCAAAACCTCGTTAGGATCTTTATAATCGCCGAAATCAACGTATTTGCAACGATACGATCCAAATCGTCGCGCCAATTCGTTTCGGAGCGCAATTCCTGGAGAATCGTTGTCGGTGCAAAGAATTATTTCTTTTTTATTTTTAAAATATTCAAAACAATTGTCAAGATATTCAAGTCTTTGATTTCCTTTTGATGCTCCGTTTGGGACCGAACAAACCGAATAAATTCCGGATTCATGTAAAGATAAAGCGTCCATTTCGCCCTCAACAATAAAGACCTTGTCCATTGCTTTAACATTATCAATTCCATAAAAAATCAATTCCGCTCCCGAAACCATTTTGAAATTTTTTTGCCCGTCTCGATATTTTACATTTATTAGTTTATTGTCTCTATAATAATTAAAATTTATACAATTTCTTTTTTCCTGGACTTGCGGAAAATATTCAATTGATTCGCCAATTTTCCAATTGATTAAAGTTGATTTTGAAATCCCTCTTTTTAAAAACCAATTAATTATTTTTTCCGATAAATTAATTTTAATCTCGACCGGTTTAATAAAATCCGGCTTGACTTGAAATTTAGTTGTTCCGCTGAATCCGCAATTGTGACAATTAAATAAACCTTGATCAAGATCAACGGACAAACATTTGTCGCGTTTGTTTTTTCTTGTATGGCTGCATTTTGGACATTTTGTTTTGATTTTCCCGGTTGACTTGTTTCCAACGTCAATTCCGAAATCGTTAAAAGTTTTCATTTTGTTTTTTGTTTTGTTTTGATTCGTAAATGTAAAAAAATTTTTTAAATATTTTTTAAGAAAATCAATTGTTCGTCATTTAATAAATTATTTTGATCGATGCAATATGATAAAACCTTTGTTTTTTTAATATTTGACTTTTTAAAGATCATGTGATTCGTTGCATATCCTTTGAACTTGTATTTTGGAAACTTTTCACAAATGAAAAAAGCAAAACAATCAACGCTTGAAACGTTTGTTTTTTGGATCATTAATTGACGATCCCTTGTTGCGGCTTTTACGTCAACGGACATTCCTTGAAAATTACAATCGAAATTGTCGGTCTTTTTTTTCTTTGATGTATTTTTAATTTCAATATCAAGAAATAAATTTTGCTCCCTGGCGAATATAAATTCGGCGCCAAAACCGATCAAATTCCTTTTAAAACCATTTTCAGTCAAACAACCATAGCCATTCCAACCGGTTTTGACTTTGTTTTCTTGTCTCATTTGTGAAATGATCTTGACAATTTCTTGTTCCGTTTTGTTTAAATAATAATTTTTATTTATTTCCATTTAAGATCCATTTTTTTAATTCGTCAAATTCATTTGATTGCAATGTTTGTTTAATATTAAATTCATGAATTTTTCCGGATTTTGTATTTGCTCCGATTTCCTTTTCGCCCGTTGTTGGACTTCTATAAACAAAAAAATCAACCAAGTTTTTGATCTTTTCAAATGCAATCGGTTTTTGTTTTGATTTATGATCAAGCATAAAACGATCAATGTATTTAATTCCGTTTTTATCTGTATTTCTAAATTTTAAAATTGATAAAAAATTCTTTTGCCAAAACTGATCATTTCGCAAATTCTTTGAAACAATATAAACGTCCTTTAAATTATATTTATCAAGTCTTTCAATTTTATCAAGACAATCAATCCATTTATCCAATTGATTTTTTGTTTTTGGTTGATATTGTTTTGGAAATAAATCGACAAAAAACGGAAACGCCTTTTTTAAACTATCATTATAAATTGGCGATTTTGTTTTATTGTCTTTTACTTCTTTTATTATTTCTTTATTAATAGTATTACTTTGTTGCGGATATACCGGCGCCGGTTTTTCCGTCGCGGTTTTTACGGCTGCGGTTTTTTCGGTTGCGGTTGAACTTGGTTTTGTACTTAAATAATAATTGTAACCGGCAAATTTTCCCTTGTTTCGGACCTCCTGGCGATCCAAATATCCAAGATTTGACAATTCCTTGATCCTTTTATTAATTGCGTCTTTTCCCTCCTTAAAATGGCCGCAAATGAATTTGATGCAAATTTCCGCGTCGTCGGTGTGTGAAAATAACCAACAATAAAGTCCGGTTGCGGCTGCTGAAACTCCTTTGTTTCTAAAAATTGAATTCGGAATTATTGTAAATCTCGAAAACTTTTTTGGTTTATAAATTTTATTTACTTTCATTTTGTTTTGTTTTGTAAAAAAAAACCCCAAAAATTTGGCGGTCGCGGTCGCCTCATTAATGGAGAATTTTTAATTTATTTATTGCCGCGACGCAATAATCAAAAATAAATCAAATATTGTAATTGTTCTTTATTTTATCGCAAAAAATTCTTAATTCGTCAAAAACTGATTTGAATTCCAACAAATGAATATCTTCGTCCTCGTATTTATACCAAAGTAATTCAATTAAAAGATCAAATTCAACTCTCGTTGCTTCGCCGATATAATTATATTTATTTGTTGTGATTTTGGGATCTTTCGTCCAACGGACCTTTTGATTAATTTCGTCAAAATATATTGAATGATATTTCATTTTTTTTATTCTTTATTAAAGTATTTATTTATTGTTTCGACGCAATCGTCAAAATCATTATGACAATGGACGCTCCAATTGCACTTTTCGAGCCATTTAAGCCACTTTTTTTGATTCTCTGTCGGTTTGTTATACTTATACTTTAACTCAATCGCTAAACCATTAAAAACTCCATTCGGTGTAAATATTAAAAGATCCGGGATTCCAGGTTTTGCGCCAAGATATTTCATTTTATATTGTTCAAACTTGGATCGTTTACCCTCGTTCATTGGATGCGTGTAAATTGTCCCAGGATATTGTAACTCAATATAATTCATGACGGCCCTTTGTAAAAGATCCTCGCCTTTTAAATATTTATCAAATGGATTTTTTTTCATTTTAAATTTCGTTGTCTAATTTTCCAATCAAATATCTAATTTGAGATTTTTCCAAAACTTCGGAAAACTTTTGATCGCCTTTTATTATTACTAAAATATAATGATCTTTTTTAACTTTTTTAATTGTGATCTCTAATCCGTCAAACATTTTTATTTTTTTTCATTTAATTTTTCGATTTCAAACTCCAAGTGTGCAATTGCTTTTTTAATGTCGTCAATTGGTTTTTCATGTTTTCGCGGACTCCTTAATAAATAAGTGACGGCCGTTCCTACATTATAAGTACAATCAAAGTCACTAACAACAAACCGCGCTTGATAATTTCTTTTTTTGTTTGTTCCAATATAATAATCCGGAACTCGATTATCTTTTTTTATTTTCTTTTGTTTTAATTTTATCGGTTTTTTCATTTATTTTGCTTTTAATTGAGATAAAATTTATTTCCCTAAAATAATTATAGTTTAAGTAGTTTAAATATTTGCTCATTTTTTTAACTTAATTAATTCTTTTTTTAATATATCGTTTTCAATTTTTAAAGAATTATATTGATATAATAATTCGTCGTTTGTCATGAATTTTTGCTCGAATCCGCTTAAAATGTTTTTTTTCAAAGATTCAAAATTTGACTTAAAAACAACATCTTGATCAATCCAGGATTGAAAATGTTTTAAAGCATAAACGACCGACGAATGATCTCTTTTAACTGATTTTCCAATTTTTGCCAAAGAATAAAAAGTTGTATTTCTTGCCAACCAAAAAAACGCGCCTCGGGCCATTACGATTTCCCTTTGACGTGTGTTTTTGCTGATGTCACAATTAAAATGATTGTCAACTTTTACGATCAATTCGTTTAATTCTTGAAACGGATCGTCATATTCTTTTATAATTACAATTTTTTCCACTTGTTTTGATTGTTTTTTAAAAAGGTTTTTAAACCAATAAATAATTTTTTTCATTTTATTAAATTTTTATAATATTAAACTTCCGTCATCGCCAAAATCGTTCCAATTATAACCGGAAATAATTCCGTTTTCTTTATACAATTTATAATCTGCAAACGCTTTTTTCCATGCGCGACGGCCTTGATCCAAAAAATCGTCGCTTAATGTATAAACTTCGATTGAATAAGGATAATTTGATTCAACGGCGATAAATTTAAAATTGTTGATCCCGAGTTGATCCATGTAAAACGCCGCTTGTAAATGATAGGAATATTTATAAATATCTCTTTTGAATGCAATTGGCGAATTGTCTTGACATGTTTTGACGTCTGAAATATAATCGCCAACTCTGTTCAAAACGTCCGGTCTTACTCTAACGTCAATATTTTCAAATTTCTTATAATGCGACAATTCAATTTCGCCTTGACAATATTTTTTTGCCAATTCATGATTTCGGAAATTTTCGAGAATTTTTGTGATCCTTGTATGATCGTCAAAAGAAACCAATTGTTTTCCCTCGGCTTTTTTTTGTTCAATTTCAAATTGTTCTTTTCCGGCTTTTGTTCTGCGATCAATTTTTGGCATGACGTGAAAATCATTATAATATTTTTCGGATTCCAACATTGCACCATGAACGGCCGTTCCAAATGCCATTGACGGCGATTCAAAAGGTTTTTGATTTAAAAAATGATAAACCGATTTTTTGTAAATTGATTTTAATCCGGACGCGCTTATTCCTGGCGACGAATGATAAATTTCGTTTGAGTCAAATTTTGTTTTCATGTTTTGATTTTTAATTTTGATTTAAAATATAATCAACTTGTTCGTCAATTACTTGTTTTTGTTTTTTGATCTTTAATTCAAGTTTATTTTTTTTAAAACTTTGCTTTTGAATTTTTTTGTTTAATCGTTCAATTTCAATCTCCATTGCTTTGGTCCTTAAATACAAAAATCCGGACGCTTGATTGTTTAAATGTGACATGCTTTAAATGTTTAAATGTTAATAGTAAAAACACTAATTTAAAGAAATTATTTCGATTTGCAAAAAAACTTTAAAAAAAAGCGATTCCAAAATGAATTGAAACCGCCTTGATCAATTGTTTATTTACTCTTTAAAAAGGTAAATCGTCATCATTAAGTTTTGGCGAAATGCTTGTTTTTTCCTCTAATACTTCTTTCGGTTTGTAGGTGTTAAAACTCATTGAAACGCCTCCGTCATCATTACTCCAAAGAGTAAATTTGAATTGAACGTCTCCGTTGTATTCGCTTTTTGCGTCAACGACATCGTCTCTTTTTAAACATTCAATTAATTTGTTCGGAGTAATTACTCCATTTGCCAGGATGTTTTCGTTTGATGTTTCGCCTTTTGGGAAAAACCTTATTCCGTCAACATAAATTGTTTTTTTGCTCATGATTTTTTTTTTATAAATTAAACTTTGTTTTTATTTTTGTTCTAAATTCTTTTTTCATTTTATAAGCGTTAAGAACGTTTTCCGCTTGACTTGTTTGTCCTTTTAATGTTGCGACAAGTTGAGTTTCTGTCAACCATGGTCGCGAATCTTTGGATTCAATTTTTTGATCCTGGTTATTTTTTGCGTTGTCGATTTCCTCCTTTGACGCAATTGACGTGTCGATTCCGATTCCAAGATAACCCAACGCGCGTCCGAGCGCCGATGTGAAACCATTTTCAACAAATGATGTTTTATTGATATAACTTGAATCGCGATATTCTTGCGAATGCGCTGAAACAATTTCAACCGCATTTTCATTTAAAATTGTTACTTTAAAAATTGCCTCCGATTCATTTATTGAAACAATGTTTTCTTTGATTTGCCAATTTTTATAAATGGCCGTTGATCTGAAATAAATCAATCTTTGATTTACGGGAATATAATCATTCCCTTTGATGTTAATTGTTTTCATTTTCTTGTTTTGAATTAATAAAAATTTTACTCTTTTCCTTTGAAATTCCTTTTAATAATTGCGGAAATTCTACTTCATAGACTTCAAAAATTGAGTCCATGATCGCGTTTAAATAAAACCCATTTTCGGCCAAAATAATGGCTTCGCCAATTGTGAAACTTGTTGGATTTTGGAGTCTTGATTTTAATGTTGGCATTGTGCATTTTAGCAATTCGCAAACATCGTAACGTTTTAATTTTAATCGCTTCATTTGTGCGATAAATAAGTTTTCAAACATGTCTTTAAATATTTTGATTTAATGCAAAAATAAAAAATAATTTGCAATAAAAAAAAATTTTTTTAAAAAAAGACGCCAAAAAGGAAAAAAGAATCTCCAAATTGGCGTCGGCAAACAAAACAAAAAAGTTAGTATTTATTTATTATTGAACGTCTGTTGTAACTGCAACATCGTCGTCGTCATTTGGGACGTGTGCTTTTATTTTATAATTATTTTGTTTTACATTAAAAGTCATTCCGTCAATAATTGACGATTGTTTTTCTTGCAATAAATTGCCGTAATCAATCCAAACTTTATTGTGAAATCCAATTGGTTTTTTGTTTTTGTTTTTAAAATTGCCGTCGTAACGTGTGACAAATTCTCGGTAATCGTTTGCAATAACTTGCGATTTTAAAAGAATTGGATCTTTCCATAAACTACCAATTGGAAAAAACCCGGTCCCGATATCATTGTCTCTTGCTCTATATTTTGGATATAATGAAATTCCGAAATCAATTTTAAACTCTTTTTTTGTTGTTTTAATTCCTGGAGAATTTATTTTTGTAATATAAGTTTTTTCAATGTCCGGCGGATTTACTCGTTCCGGAACACTTAAAACAATATTGTCATAAAATGTTGTATTATAGTCAACGTCATTACATTGCGGACTCATTAAAAAAGGAGTTATACCAATTAATCCAATATTTGACAAATTCCCTTGCGCGTCCTCCTGGTTGTCGCGTCGGATAATTCCTTGGGCCGAAAATTTAACCTTAATATCTTGATATTCATTGATTGCCGTCATCAAAACATAAGTGTTTGATGTTGACGTTGATAAATCCCATTTTTTGTCAACTTGATTCCAATAGTAATAATCCGTTGTGTATGTTGTTGGCCCGGACCAACTGATCGACATTGAAACCCTAAAATTTATATAAATTGTTCCGCCGACTTGCGTGTTGTTTGTGTCAAATTTATTATAAACGCTCATTTTCCAACCATAATCGGAAATGTCGTCAATTACTTTTGGCCTTAAATCCCCCGCCGGAAATGAAAATGTCCCAATTTTTGGGATCCTAAACATTGTTAACGGATTCGGCGCCGTAACGTCAAAACTTGGTTGAACTCTGACGCTCCAATTTCCGGACTTTGGATTTTCTTGCGTCATTAAAGTTGTAATTGTATTAAATTGAACGTATTGATTCGGAATAATTGTTCCGGCTAATTCTTGATTGTATTCAAATCCGGAATTGTAAAAAGGAAAAATCGTGTCGCCTCTTTTCCATTTAATTGTCACTTTGTCAAGCGGTTGTAAATATTCCGCTTGTAAATTTTTTGACAAAGGAATTAATCTTTCGGGCGCTGAAATTGAAACGTAATCGTTTGTCAATGAAATTGGTAAATAAGCGCCGGTGTTATTGTCCCCGGAAAAAACTTCGGTTAAAAATCTTTCGTTGTTCTGTTGTTGCGTTAATAGTGTGATTTTGTCTCGAATATCCGTTGGAATTGTTGTCGGATTTGACGTTGAAACTTCGTTTCTTATTTCGTCTTTAAGACTTATATCAAATAAATTTGAATGTTGTGTGACATAAAATTTTCCAAATGATTGAAAAATTCGCATATTATTTAAAGTAAATATTGCCTCCAAAGTCTTTTTTGACGAATAATTATTAAATTTTGAGTCAAATTCCGAATCCGGTCCAAACGCGCTTCCATGATACGGAAAACGTTGTGGAAATGGTTGTGGCGCCGGATAATTTAATCCGAAAAGGTTAATTGTTCCAATATCTTGTTGAAAAGCAATTGGAATTTCAAGATCTAAATCGTCAATAATATTATAAATTCTTTGAATATCGATCAACGCTCCAAGATCATTTTGTTGATCAAATGTTTGGTAATAAGGCGCGTCAAAATCATTAAGCGTTCCGAGTCCGTCAAATGCGTTTAATTGAATTTTGTATGGTTTGGCCTGGAGTTTTTCCTTGTATCTATCAACGACCATGAAACCGGTCCAATAAAGATCGTAATCTACAATATTGTAATCCGTTAATTGTGATTTCCAACATAAATCGTCCTCCATGACTCCAAGATCTTGATTGACTCGATTTGCAAAAGAACTATAAAAAGAGTTAAAATTTAAAACGTCGTCAACGCAACCCAAAGATTCAATAATTGTATCGTTTGAAAAAACGCGTTCCTCAAAACTTGTTGCAATTGATTTTCCGTAATAAACATTTATTTTATATTCTCTTTCGTCAAATTTATAAAATTCGTCATAATTTGTTGTTTCGGTTTCTAATAATTGAATTGTGCATTTAGATCCGATTATTGGTTTATAAAAATCGTCTGACGATTGCCAGGATATTTTTATCGGATCTTTGCCTCCAATAAGCGGAAAAACTTGTGTCGATAAATAATCCTTTTTTAATATTTCGAGACGATACGGATTTCCGTCAACATCTGAAAAATCAAGACGATATTTTGTTTGATAACCCATTTATTTATTTTTAATATATTCTTTCGGCCGTTTCGTTTGCTCTTTCAAACGCGATCAAAAGATCTTGTCCGTCAAGTCTGACATCGCCAACAACATTCACTTGGCCGCCTCCGCCGCCTCCATTTTCTGCCAACATCCCTTGTAATTTATTCAAAGGCGCAATGACTTCCGGATTTGATTTTGCTCCTGGATATTCTCCAACAAGTCCCATTGTTGGACCGCTTACAATACCACCGGCCGCAAATTTAGAAAACGAACTTGAAATCAACGCCGTTGCTCCGGCAATTAATGCCGGTAAAACAAACGCCGCCGCCGGTCCGAATGATTTCGCGGATTCGGACGCTCCCGTTATTGAGTTGGTCATGGAAACTTTTAAATTGTGGCCAATTATTTTCATTGCATCTTTCGCAAGTGTACCAACAAAAGCGCCCATTGCGGATTCCGCTCCGCCCATTGCGTTGGTAATTGAGTTTCCAATTACTCCGAATGCGCTATCAATTTGTGATCCGATTCCTTGCATTAATGTTTCGGCCTCTGACATTGTCATCATAAATCCCATGAACATGGTCTTTTTTTCCTCGTAAACGGCCAATTGTGCCTCTTTTTCGGCTTCGTCAAATTCCGCTCTCATTTCTGCGGTCATTAATCCGTTTTCCTCGGCCATTGCTCGTAATTCTTCGTAATGCAATGCAATGCGCTCTTTTTCAAGCGCTTGTTGTTCCTCTTTTGACGCGTTTGTTGCGTCAAGAATTTGTTGTTTTACGTCCAACAATCGAGCGTTTTCGTCTGCTTCTAATTGTCCCAATGTCGCCGTTTTTGCTTGTTGCAATGCAATTTCTTGCGCGGATCCCTCGGTCGTTTTGGAAATTAAATCGTCGTAATATTTTGTCGCTTCGTCTTTTCTTGCAACATAAGCGGCGGCGTCGTTTGTGACCAAAGCGTTGTTGATTTCTTGTTGCACCGCTGCAATTTTTGCGGCTGCCTCCGGATCAATCGCCGGTTTTATTGTGTAATCTGTTGATCCTGGAGTTGTACTCGGCGCGTCTGTTGTTGCGCTTGTTTCAACTTCGGTTGTTTGTGTTTCGCTTGTTTCGGTTTCAAGTTTTATTTTATCAATTTTCCCGGCATTTAATGCATCATTAAAATTTCCGGCAACATCTGATCCAAGATCCGACGCATGTTGTCCGATTTCGTCAAATGCTTTTGATAAATTGCTCGACAATGCGTCTCCAATTCCGGAAAAACCGGATTTTATTTTTCCCATGTCAAGGGTAAAAATACCCATTAAAATGTCCCCCAAACTCCCTAAAATACCCATTGCAGCGCTTCCGAATGCTTTTAATATTGTGACTAAAGTTTTAAAAACAAATTTTCCGGCTGCCAAAGTGTTTTTGAATTGCATGATCAACGCTTGAACAATCAATTTGACCGGCAACGCGTTATTGTATAAGTCAATAAAATAATTAGCAACTTTAACCAATGCCGCTTTTATTGGAGTCCAATTTTTAGCAATTACGGCCGCAACGGCTGCCAATGCTATAACCAACAAACCAACCGGGCCGGTTGCCATTGTTATGGCCGCACCAATTGCCGGAGCCATTGTCATAAGTGTACCCAAGACGACCAAGATCGGTCCAATTGCTGCAACTACTGCGGCAAAACCAATAATTAATTTTTGCGTCTCCGGCGATAAACTTTTAAATTTATCGGATAATGATGTGAAAAAATTTCCTAACTTTTCAATTGTCGGAGCGAGTGACGTCAAAATTGTTTGTCCTACTGAATGCAAAGATTCTTTCATTGCATTCATTCCCTTTGTCATTTTAAAAGACGCCGTTTGGGCCGTTTTTTCAAACGCGGTATCGGTTGCGCCCATGGATTGGGATAATGCGTCAAAAACTTTTTTGTTGTCCTCGATCCCTTTTCCGGTTAAATCCAAAACTCCTTTTAACGCTCTAATATTTGGGAAAATTGCGGTTGTATCTTGTCCGGTTTTTTGCAAACCTTGTTGTAACATTTCAAGCGTTGACATTAAACCTTGATCCGCCAACGATGCTTGAACATCTTGCGTTGACAATCCCATTTTATTAAATGCCGCCTCGGCTTCTGCCGTTGGTTTTTTTATACTCGCTAAAATTGCGGTCAATTGTGTTGCTCCGGTTGCGGCATTTGTTCCGGTTTTTGACATTGCGGCCATTGCTGCGCCGACTTCGTCAAATGAAACTCCCATGTTTGACGCTATCGGAATAACGCCTCCCATTGCTCCGGCCAATTCTGACGCCTCCAATTTTCCCTCTCTAACTGCGGCAACCATTATATCGGTTGCAGCGGACGCGCTCATATTTTCAACGCCATAAGCATTCATTGCCGACGTCGCCAAATCTGCAATTTGTTTTGTTTCCCCGAGTCCAATTGCTGACGCTTTTAAAGACATGTTTAAAGTATCGGTTGCGTCTGCGCCTCTTAATCCGGCGGACGTTATAAAAAACAACGCCTCGGCCGCTTCATTTGCGCTTTTACCGGTATTGACGGCCATTGTTTTGGCCGTTTCGCCCATTTGTTTAACCTTGTCCCCGGCAATTCCAACCAAAGATTCGATTTGGCCCATTGATTTATCAAAATCAAAAGCCATTTTTGTGGCTGCGGCCGCAACTGCAACCAAAGGCAAAGTCAAAGACGCCGTCATACTCGATCCAACACTTTTCATTTTGGATCCGAATGCGTCCAATTTTCCCGACGCGCTTGATAATGCGCTTGTTAATTTTGATGAATTTCCGGTTAAATTGACTCTTAATTCCTGGCTTGACATGGTATTATAATTAAAATTTATTGAAACAAAAATACAAAAAAAAAGACGCTTTTATTTTAGCGTCGTTTTCTTTGTCATTGAGTTGTATTTTTTTAAGAATTCGTTTTTTCTTTTTTCTGTCGATTGTGGGATCAATCTTTTTTCTTTTCGCTTTTCGTCAATCGGTAATTTGAATAATTGATGCGGTTTTAACATGTGAGATTTTTTCTTACATTGTGAATTATAAATCATTACGGAAATATATCTTGTTTGTTCCCATTCAAGATTCGTTTTGTTATGGTATGCCTCGGCCATTAAAGCGTTTTCCCTCCATGTTTGCCGCCAAAATTCGTCCGGTTTTAAACCGATTAATCCGATATAATATTCGGTTAATTTTAGGAAATTTATTTCGCTTTTGACGGCTTCGCTTTTCCCGGTTTTACATTTTCGGACATTGATATTCCTAAAATCTTTGATTCAAGCATTGTTTGAACAATGTCATTTATTTTTTCGGAATCCAGGTTGTCCAACCATGTTCCAACGCTGAAAAGTGTATAATCAATAACGTTTCCTTGTTCTTGATCATTTGCCAACAACGCCGAATAAATCAACGCTCTAATTCCTTTTAATGAAATTCCCTTTTCAAATGCTAATCCGATATCTTGCAAAGGAATATTCATTTGCTCGGTAAATTCCGACCAAAAATTCATTGAAAAATGTAATGTTCTTTTTTTGCCTCCGATTTGTAAATCGATAAAACCTCTTTTTTTGTTTGCCATTATTTTAAGATTAAATTGATAAAAAAAAATGCCGTCGCCAAAATTGACGGCGGCATGAATATTTTAATAAACTTTTTTTCTTTTAGTTGGTCGATTTTACTATCGCTCCGGTAATTGTTAAACTTCCCGAATAAGAAACCGCCGCTTCCATTTCTGCCGAAACTTCAACGCTCGACAAAAAAGATTCCGCCGTATAAATTACGTCTCCACTTTCTGACGTTCCAAATACTGCGGTTATTTTTGTTCTGTTTAATAAGTAATCCGCCAATTCGACGGCGTTTAACGTGTCATCGTATGCA